AAGTAAATATCTTGAGGGTTGATTCTCACTCTTATACTGTGGATTTGATTTGTTCTTATAACAGAAAGATTACACTTTTAAAATTAATTACTGATAAAGAAAACCAATATACGTTAGAAATGGATATTTTAACTAAAAGATTTAGTCCAAACTACCATGTTATTAGTAATTTAAAACAAGCATTAGAGGTACTTTTGGGAGATGGAACTATCAAAACAAAAGATCCAGTAAAAAGTCTACATAAACATTTAGAAAAAATAACTGTAGCTGAAACAACTAAAAAAGATATAGCTTTAGATAAATTTATACAATGGAGGAGAACGTGATAAAGATAGAAGATAATGTACCTATCAAACGTAACAGTAAATATTCTGAATATTTTGATATACTGTATAAGATGAAGTCAGGACAAAGTTTCTTAACCGATAATTACAGAGTCGTTGATGAAGTCAGGCACAGGGCTTGGGAAGAAAAAATCCCTGTATGTTATAGGTCAATAAAAGAAACTGGTAAGCCATTACAGTATCGTGTTTGGAGAAAATAATGAAACTAGATTTACTTACCATTTTACTACCGAAGTCATTAGACATGGGAGGTATTGGGAGTGGCAAGTCGCATGACTCTATAACGCCACAAGAAGTATCTACCATACTATCCTATGCTAATCTTGTTAAAACCGAGCTTAATATTTTAATGGGAAAGTATTTAGAAGATGAATCAGCAACACATGATTTGATTAAATATGCTGAGTCTTTTCTTAAAAATGAAGATGAACTACCTGATTATTTTATTAAAAAGATAGCACATACAGCAGTTATAGAATTATTTACCGATACTACTTGTTTCTTTTGTAATGGAACAGGACAGGTGGTGTTCCAGGATAGTGTAGATAAGTGTTTACATTGTCATGATGGGATATTTGTGTGGTCAGACTTTTCAAGGTCGGCTATTATGGGATTAAAAAAAGGAGTGTATATGAAAATTAAAAAAGATTACAAAGAACTAATAAAACATTTAATGGACGTAGAGCAATCTGCATTAGAAAAACTGGGGGATTCATGAGTAGAATAAATAAAACCAAAAGAGAATTTTTAAGAGAGAATGAAATAACAGGTATGTTTACTAGAGATCAGATAAAACTTTTAGAAAGACATGATACAGGAAATGATCCTTATAGTAGTGGTGAATATCCTTGGTCTTGCTCTAATCATTTAAAACTATTTCTTGTAGAAAAAGGAGATGATTACATAAAAAAACAAGAGATGCTTGTAAAGGAAAAAAGAAAAGAATATACCCAAAGGGCTTTTAATAAAATAGTTAGAGAACTAAACACTATAACTAATAAATCTGATTTAGAAAATTGGGGAAATACTTTTGCTAAAGAATATGTTAGAGATATACCTGAATTTAGAGATGAGCTTGGGCAAGAATACAAAAGAAGAAAGAGTGAGATAAGTAATACATGAAAAAGAATTACTATTGTTATAGAGCCACAGTAACTTTTAGTGGTTGCACCCAAGCAACCGATGAAAAAGATGCAATAAAGAAAGTAGTAGCTGAGTCCAAGAGATTACCTGAAACAGTTTCGTTTAAAGAGTCTGAAGTTAAAGTTAGAAAATTACAGAAAAAACCTCAAAAAGGATTATATCATGACACAAAATATGATTGGTGATGATGAGTTATTAAAAATTAATGGCTTTGATGATGCCATAATAGGTGTCGAAGAATCTACCGAACAAAAATTAATTTATGATATTGATAAGATTGCTGAAATATTAACAACAAGAGATCAAATGTCATATGAAGATGCCTACGAATATATTTCGTTTAATATTACTTCTGCTTATGTGGGTGAAAAAACTCCAATACTGGTAAAAACAGGAAAATTAGAAGATTTTATTTAAAATCGGCTTCCATATATACCCCAAAAATCCATTTTTATGGGTGTCCATAGGCAACCAGTCATGCCTAATTTACAACACGCTTCTCGGTATCAATTTGCTCGTTAGAATCGATTACTTCTGATTCTTCTTTCATTTCTGCATATCCTTTCATCTTTGGAGCAAAATTAGGGATAGTTTGCATTAAAGTGTTTAACTCAGCTATCAACTCGTCATCAGATTTTTGATTTGTGTTATCTACATTTAGATTGATAGTCTGACTAGAGAAGTTTCCAAGCTCAAGAATCAACTTAGCTGTATTTAATCTGACAGCATCTTGTTCTGATCTTAATAGATCCTGTAATACTGATATAGCCATGCCTGAAGTTGAGGTTATTCTCTCCTCATTCTTCTCTCTTATCTCTTTTGTATATTTCTTTTTAAGATAAGCACCCATTTGTCTTGGCGATTTATCTTTAGACCACCCAGCTTTAATGGCAGACTGAGTTGCATTTCCAGCACTGTCCCCTTCACAAAAGTATTCTATAAAGGCTTGTTCTTTTTCTTTATCTATTTTCTTAGGCATTTCTTTTCTCCAACCAAGATTGAATTGTGCCTGTTATATCAAAATCAGGCGTGTATGGGATTACTAAATCATCACGATGTTTAATCCACGATTTATCTAAAACTAATGAACCATCAATATCAGTTCCCTCATTATCTCCTGTCATGTGAGATACGATTGTAATTGTTTCATCATTTTCTTCTACAACAAATCCAACAGAAACACACTCAGCTAATTCTGTTTCTAGTTCATTGATATCTGTCCACCCTTGAGTAGGCGTTACAGCATCTTTCCAATGTAATAGAACAAGTTTAGTTTTCATTTTAGTTTCCTTAGAAATGTTAAGTATTCTGCTCCTTCTTCCACCTCCCAGAATATCTTAATAAAGTCAGGGTGTGTGTCAGGTAATCTTGTATTAAATACTGCTACTGCACAGGGCGACATCATTTTATTGGGTAGGTTTAACATCTTAGCAAAGTTGTCATATTTTTTGTATGAGCCTACTTGTACGCAGTGCATAACGATTTCAGAATCAGCATCTTTAACTGGCAGATAGCCACTAACATGAGTGTGACCTGCCATTAATAAATGATCTCTTGAATTGAATAGGGCGTGTTTGACAATACCATGAGCTGTATTATACATACTATGTCCTTTAAAGTTATGTGAACAATTTACTCTTATATTGTGTTTAGGTAGTTTTAATTTGACTCTAATGTTGTGGGGTTGATAAGTTGTTTTAAGTGGTCTTGTAATCCATTTTAAAGGATCACCATCTCCACTCCACATGTCATGGTTTCCAGCTACAATAAATAACCAGTTAGTGTATTTAACTAACCACTCTGTTAACTGCCAAGCCTGTTCTGCTGAAGTAGTTTGCTGTGCCCAAAGACCTTCTAGTTTAGTTCTTCTAGCCCAGTTGTTTTGTAAATCGCCTACATTACAAGCATACATACCATCGGTTTCATTAACACAATTTAAGTGTCTAATTACCGAAGGCATATCACAACCATCATCATCAATGTGAGGGTCGCCCATAATATACAAGCCAATAGGTTTATCATCATTTATTTTTATGTTTAAAAACTTTTCGTTATTTTCTCTATTTTCTTTTCTGTTAAAAGTGTCAACTCTTAGCTTAACTAAATCTTCTGTTGCTATTTCCTCATCAGTAAAATCATTTTGTAACTCAAATCTTTTAGTTACTTTAGGTTTGTTTGTTTTTTTACCACAATCTCTACACTCATATCTTTGTGGTGTGCCAACAATGTGTCTATCTTTTCCTCGTTTTATAATGTGGGTTGATCCACAAGTAGGGCAAGTTAGCATATTGCCTTCATCGTCTAGTTGAACTACCCCTACATTGGTAAAATTACCACCATTATTATGTAGTGCCATAAAATTATTCCTTTGTTTGTTTAATGAGGTATTCGAGATACCATTTGGCTTTCTCTAAATCTTGCACAGGAGTACCTTTATATGGAAAGCGAGTAACATATTTAATTATGTTTCCACGAACATAATCCATTTCCCAAGAACGAATGTACTCGATTGTTTCAATACCCTTTGTATAATGTGCAGGGTGATTAATATTGTCTATCTTCTTTTTCTTCATCTATCTTTTCAAGTATATGTTCCCATGGTATAGGAATATATTCACTATCCCATGTTATACCACCATAAAGGTAGTCTTGTCTAGTTTCAAGTTTACCCTTGATTCTAAACAACGCTTGATTATCAATAGATTTGATAGCTTTTATGATTTTCATTTCACGTTTTGTGAAAGGAATATTCATACTCATAACTAACTCCAGGTTAATAATTTTATACAAATTAAAAC